GAACTACCAGATAGAGAACTTTAGTTGCAGCTAAAGTCTGGGTCTCACCTTACCCGATTGGAGCACTTATTATCCATACAAAGCATTTAAGAGTGATTCGCAACACACATTATATTCAGTTCATTCTCAAACTTCATTTTTGCGCGCTAATAACCAACAATGAACATCACATATAACAAGGGCTCCAGCATGACCATAAGTCATCACTCTGGAGCCCTTATAAATTTCAGCTTACTGAGTTAATAAACTGGTTCTTTGCTGTAAGGCTGATATTCATCAGAAAGGCACGGAACGAAACCTTCAGGCCATTTGGTTGTGAACTCGCACAACAAACGGTATTGAGCAGGCGCATCAACGTTCACTTTCTTAACCTTCAAAGTATGCCAGGTTAACTCTGGCGTTCCTAACAGCTCGCGAATATCACAGTTCAAGTATTTAGGGCAGTACCCTACTTTAACTTTTTGGTCATCAACGGTAGTAACAAGCACTGCATTGCTATCGAATTCATTGTTATCTTCATATTCAAACGACAACATTTCGTTCGTTTCTAATAGCGCAATTCGAGTTAGGTTGTGATCCGGAAGATGGCTCACTCCGTTGGTAAAGAACTTGATGACATACTCATTATTTTCTGTGCGATCCGGCAGTGACGTAATACGAAACTGGTCTGTTTTACGCGCCCCACCAGAAATACTCAGCATGTCTAACTCGTCATACTCTTCGATACTCATATCAGACCAATTGAGCATTTTACGAAATTCAGGACGATTTTTAGGCAACAACCTGTTTTGGAAGAAAGAAAACAGATCGTTCGAAAAATACACCTTTGTCATATCAGACATACGAGGGAAAGGTATGAAGTTTGCGTGCTCTGCCCCTTTGGTATAGCTCAAACGATAGCCATTATGATCCCTAGTCAATTTAGCGACTGGGTACCACATACCGTCATTGATATCTTTCCAAGTTACAAAAACGCTTTTCATGTTTTCTCTTGCTCTGTTGCTAACTCTTTGGTTGCGTGGATAAAGTCTCTCGTGTCCAAAAGATTTTTTCTGTTCTCTTCAAGCATAGCAAAACAAAATTGTTTTGATATGTCACTCATAGACTCTTCAGGAATGGCGCCGAGTATATCCGAGATTTGTTGCTCTGTAATGTTTTCAAGCCTATCTAACCATTCAAACGCAGCGTCTCGACTCAACGCAGAAAAATACGCAAAAGCAGTTAACGTTTTTAAACGTTCATCGCCATTATAAAAGTACGATTTACATTTGTTCACGTAGGCCGCAACACTTTGCCCCTTATCTTTGGTTTCTAGTCTCGATTTTCTTTTGGCATCCGATTCATTACGTCCAAGGCTGGCAGCATGATCGAATGAAGGGGCAAGAGATGCATTACCATCTTTATCAATCACCATAGCCCAATTTTGATTGTGCCTATCTTGGTTGGATATCCATGCGTCTAACATGACATAGCCAACAAACACATCCATAGCGTTCTTAATCGACTCAGTTTCCACCCAACCTCTGGGCGGATTTGCTATCAGGTGCTCTAATATTGCAAACACTCTGGACACAGTTTGCGAACGTTGCCCTTTCTCTAATTGCTCACCAAGAACCTTCGTCACGACGTGCTCTATCAACTGGTTACCAAAGATCATGGTGTCGCCTTCAGAAATAAAATTCTCACTGCGAATGCCACGCTCATCACCATTGATGGCTAAATCATAGTTTGCATGAGGGATCCCTAGTAACTCAGCCAGTTCACATGCCACTTTCTCAGACCAATCTTCGCCATGACGAACAATGGGATTCTGGTGCTTATCTTCGGTATGGATAGATTTGAAAAGATATTCTTTACCACTAGCCTTGTCGGTATACCAAAACTTAGATTTGGTACCCATCTGCTCATAGTTATCAATATCTTGTCTAGAAATGTCGATGACAGGGAAAAGAGTCATTTTAAAAAATCTTCTTAAACACTGGTGCGATGGCTTTGCCGATAATCTTAAAGTTGCGCCCGTTCTTGTGGTTGATCTCGAATGACTCGTAGGTCGGGTTGTCTGAAATCACCTGGTAAATCCCTTTCGGAATGTTCCACTTCAAACGTTTTACGTAAACCGCATCGTCGATGCGAATTACGTATACCCCATCCGTGACCGGGTGTTGTAGTTCGCGGGTATCAACCAGCAGCCTGTCTTTGTGGCTGAGGGTGGGTTCCATCGAATTGCCGTCAACGTAGATGATGGCGGCGCAGTTCGGCGCAAGGCCAAACTCGGCCAGCAGGCTTTTGGGAATGATGAGTTTGTCTATCTGGTACTCGCTGTGCACCAGTGAGCCCGCCCCTGCTGCTGCGTGAACGTCGAACACGGGCAATTCGCACCAGTCTCTGACTTCAGCCAGTGGCACGATTTTAGAAACATTACTTGGTTCTGGAGCATCCTCTTTTGTAGGTGCTTCCAGTGCCATCAGCGCTTTTGCTTCGTCTGGGTCCGTGATGTATCTCTCAATTAACTGCTTTTTTACGTCAGCATGGAAATTAGAGATATGGTATTCAAACGCCCGCCCCTGCCCTGACGCCTTTCTTCTTAACCATTTGTTTCTTTTAGATTTTTGGCTAATACCCTCTAGGGTATTAGGCGTACCGTCGAGCTCAACTAGCTCATTACTGGTATACCATTCGCGCATAAGTACCTTATTTAGCCCTTGATCTATACCTTAATTGATCATTTAATTGAGCAAAATTAACCAAACACAAGTAAGCACAACTGCACACGATGAAGTTTTGAAGGCATCTACGTGAGCATTTATGCACAGTTATGTATGGAAGATACCATGACCCCGCTGATTAAACTAGATATGCCGTACCTGCCAATCGAAGAGTATGCGCGACGTCAACATATTGATTTGGTTGAGTCGGAGCAACTGATTGAGGCAGGAAAGCTGCCCATGAAGGCCGCGACACGCTGCGAGAAGAAGCGCTTCGTCAATATGGTCACCCTTTCACGCATGCGTTTGTGTAAAGAGTTCAAAGACCAACCTGACCTATTGGAGAAGCTAAATATGCACGTTTCAATTCAACCCGATTCCCCGATCCTCCCTACCTGTGAACTGGCCCGCCGTTGGGGTGTGTCTGAAAACTCGATTCGCAACATGATTCGCGAAGGAAAGCTGCCTGTGATTGAGCGCGATGGCGCCAAGGGCAAGCACTACGTGAACATGGGCGCGCTGTGGCAACACGCCATTGAAGATTCTGAAAAGCCGGAAAACGACCACTTTTATCATTCGTTTTAAGTGAGCAGCCATTGCGGCTGTGAGCTCATTTCACTTGCGACAAGGTGAGTATCAAATATGGACATGAACACTTCAATGTACGTTTTCCTTGAGGGCAAACAAAAGGCATTTGATGAGGCGTGCTGCGCGTTCCGGGCGGCCAATAAGGTGTCGGCCATTGCTGTCGCCGTTGGGCTGGATGCCACGGTGCTGCGCAATAAGCTCAACCCAGAGCAGCCCCATGTTCTGACGTGCGCCGAGCTGGTTGCTATCACCAAAGCCAGTGGCGACTACACCATCATCAATTCTCTTTTGCTTGGCCTTGGTGTGGTGACCGCACAACTGCCACAAGAAGAGAAAACCGAAACCTTCCTCAAGCGGGTGCTGGAACATTCAATGCTGTCGGGCGATCTGTCGCGCATGGCGTTAGACCACGGCGGCGACACCCGCCTGCCCCGCACGACGCGACACAAAATTATCTCAAAGGCACAGGCCAGCATCGGCAACCTGATGCTTTTAATTTCTGATCTTGAAAACCGCACCTCTGGGGCGACGCCGTTCTTTGCGATGAGCGTGGATTTTATCACCCAAGGCGCGCCAATTCCGGGCCTGTCCTAAGGAGCCAAGATGAATCAGTTAGCCAGAAACGCACACACCCAACACACGCCGCCAGCGCAAGAGAGCATCGCCGCATGCAAATCGCTGTTTAACGGTGCCGCCACGCGCTGCCAGTTGAAGAAAATGTTCAACGAGCTGCCAGAGAAAAGCCGTGGCTTGGTGTTGATCGCCGGCGGCCTGCCCGCACGCGATTACAACCGAGAATTCGAATCGTTCGATGACCTGGAACTGCAAAAAATCCGCACCGGAATGCAGTACCTGAAAAACCTGACGGTCACGTTCGACAGCAAGGTCGGCGATGTTCGCCGCCTCAAGCACTACCAGTTCAGCAACACCCATTGACCTAGCCAACCTTTGCCCCCGTGGTATTCCTCTCGGAATGGGGGCCTTTTTCGTCTCAGCGTAGGAGCAAAGATGATGAATGACCCAGTAACCAAAGCCGCGTTTGAACGCGCGATTCTCGCCACTATCACCAGCCTGTATGAGCTGGCCATCGACAGCGCCGATGTGATGAGCGTGCGTATCGAATATTCCTCAAGCATGAAGATGCTGAACGTGGTGATTTTCTCCGCCACCACAACCGACCACGCCCACAGCATTGTGCTGCTCGATAGCAAACAAGCCCTGAAAGACTTGCTGGACATAGAAGATGACCTGATTGAGCGCATCGCTGCGCGCCGCGATGAGTTGGATAAGGGGGAAGAGGCATGAGTTCAACCAACGGCAACGTCCAACCTCGTGAGCTGTATCCAACTCCAGCAGAAGTTGTGGATGCACTGCTGGCCAAGCTAACGCTGCGCCCTACCGATAAGTTTTTGGAACCGTGCTATGGCACCGGGGCGATCTTTGACAAGATTGGTCTGCCTGAAAGCCAGAAGTCATTCGCCGAAATTGAACAAGGTATTGATTACCTGACTAACGACTTTGGCACCCAAGACGTGATCATTACTAATCCACCATTCTCACTGACGGAAGAGTTCATTCGTAAAAGCCTGAGTGAACTTGCACCTGACGGGACAATGGCATATCTGCAACGCGTCAACTATTTGGGCTCTAAGAAGCGTTTGCCTTTCTGGTTTGAAATTGGCTTTCCACCTAAATGCCCGATCATTGTTCCTCGTCCACGTTTTGTCGGTGGCGGCTCAGACTCGTGCGAATACGCTTGGTTCATCTGGGATAAAGGCAACCGTTTCGATATTCCTCAAGGACTGAGTCATATCATTTCTGTCGGTCATGATGCCGCGGCATAAGCGCTCTTAAAGCAGCATGGACACCCTCACCGAACCCACAGAAATCGAGCTGTATGATTTCCCATGGCAAGCCCCTTTAACGGAAGTTGAAGCGGGCTGCTTTGGTGATCGTCGATTCAATGAAGTGATTCAGCCAGACAGCCTGAGTGTACTTGAGCGAAAGCTATTTGAAGCCAACCCGGACGACTTTGCCTGGGCGCAGTCGCGCATCCAAGACCTGCCCGATTACCTGACCAAATACTTCGTCACGCGCTACATCAGCGTGTTCGAAAAACTCGGCCGTAAAGAGGCCAACATTTACCTGCGTGAACGCATGGCACCCGCAACGGAACGCGCGCAAAAGGTCTTGGAAAAATACAGCAAACTACCAACCACGCAAAAAGTGGCGATGTTCTCTAAAGAATTCGAAAGCGGCGATAACGCATTCGCCTCCGTGTACTTTACAGAGCACAGCCTTCCTGAAGACTTTCAGCGCCCTCAGCTCTCTTTTGATTTCGACCAAGCCGAAAAACATACTAAGCCAGAGAAGAACCGCAGCGTTGCCGAACTCGAACCCGACGAACTCAGAGACATGGCATTCAAGTTGTCGCAAATCACCTCTGCCCGTCACCAACGCTTTGCTGCTTCTGCCATCAAAGAAGTGAAAGCGGATCTGGCGAAGCGCGAGGTCAAAGCCTCAGAATCGAAAATCGGCGAGATTGCGGTGGTGAGCACCTATCACAAGCTGGCGGCTTTCGTGAATGAGTTCGGCATCAAAGCGCCCCGCAAGCGCAAGAAGCAAACCGAGCTAACGGCTCTGAACGACATTTCAAGAATGCTCGATGAAAAATGGTGGCGCGGCCGACTGGTGCACATTCGCAAAATCATGCGCGAGCATCTGGCGATTGCCATGGGGCAAGTGAGCTACAAAGCCTCGCCGTATGCCTCTTGGGATTGTGTCCGTGAGCATCAGGAGCAGCAGAAAGCCAACTATGAATACATCAAGCAGAGAAAGCTGATCGATGAGATTACGGGCGAAGAAGCCGACTTGTGGGACATGGCGAAAAAGAGCCTGTCGAATCCGGCTATCCGCCGTCATGAGCTGATGGTGCGCTGCCGTGGCTGCGAAGACATCGGCAATGAGCTTGAACTGCAAGGTTTGTTTCTCACGCTCACTTCGCCGTCCAAGTACCACAACAGCTACAAGAAAGGCGGCTTTATCGACCACTGGAACGGCGCCAGCCCGCGCGATACGCAAGCCTACCTTAACAATGTGTGGCAGCGCATTCGTGCCAAGCTAGGCCGTGAAGAAATTCGCTGGTTCGGGGTTCGTGTGGCCGAGCCGCATCACGATGGTACGCCGCACTGGCATTTGCTGATCTGGGTGAAGCCGGAAGATGTCGCGCAGGTGCGTGACGTGTTCATTTCCTACGCCGTCGAAGAAGACAAAGAAGAGCTGTATCCGCAGTTCGACCGCAACCCGAAACGCGCCGAGAAGAAACAGGCGTTTCACGGGCCATTGAACTACAAACCGCGCTGCGACTTTGGTTACATCGATCCGGCCAAAGGCACGGCAACTGGCTACATCGCTAAGTACATTTCCAAGAACATCGACGGCTTTGCCATGGACGATGAGATTTCCGACGAGACAGGCAAGCCCGTGAAAGACATGGCCAAGAATGTGAACGCATGGAAAAGCCGCTGGAGTATACGCCAGTTCCAATTTTTCGGGGGCGCTCCGGTCACGACTTACCGCGAGCTGCGCCGATTTGCCAACAACGACAAAGCCAGCTTTAACCAGTACCTCACTCAACTGAACTATGAAGAACTACTGACCATTTATGAAGAGTTGAACATTCGCGAAGGCCGCAAGCTGATCGGCCCGCCTATTCCGGCAGAGCTGATTCGTCGCCATAAGAAGTTCGACAGCAAGTATCTGTTTGTGCTGCTCACACAGGTTTATCAGGCCGATCTGGAACATGAAAACGGCACCGTCACGGAAGTGATGAAAGCCGCCGACCGTGGCCAGTGGCGCGATTACATCATGGGTCAGGGCGGCCCGTTCGTGAAACGCGCTGACCTGCTAATCACCAACGTTTATGAAGAGCTGCCGTTTGCTTCCCCACACGGCGAAACCGTTCGCAAGTTGGATGGCTTTGACGCTTCCGGCGTGTTCATCAAAACACGCCTCAGAGTCTGGACGATTAAACAGAAATCCAAGGTTGACGATGATGCGGAAGCGATCGCCCAAGGGAGCGCAGCGACCGTCATTGGCGGCACCGCCGCCTCTCGGAGTTCTGTCAATAACTGTACGGAGCCCCGCGAGGATCAGGTCAGCGATCAGCTCACCAGGTTGTTAGCTCCTGAGCGAAGAAAGGCGAATAAACCGCCAAATATTGATGAAGCGGCACTGGCCGCACTCAGAAAAGGCAGTTCAATTCGCATCGATGATGAACGAAGTATCCAAATCCGCCCTGCGGAGGTAGACGAGTACGGCGAAAAACGCCCGGCCCAGCTGGTCGAAGTCAGCCGCGCGCCTGCCGATGATTTGTCGTGGATGAATTTTGAAGGTTGGGACGAAGTGTTAACCCAACCAGAAACCGAAGAGTATCAACAACCGGACCTGTCGTTCTTCCCAGAACTGGAAGACGACTGGCCGTTAGCGTGAGGATATCCCATGTTAATCACCTGCCCGATTTGCGGAAGCAAAGCACGTATTGCAACGTCCAAAGCGATGAGTAACGAAACGCGCGAAGCCTATTGCCAATGCCTGAACCTCAACTGCGGCCGCGCGTTTACCACGCTGACCACGGTCAACCGCATTATTGAACCGACTGGCGCAAAACCAGACCCAGAACTGCAACCGGAGCTGTGCAAGGGAGATGTGGATCAGATGGAGATGTTTGGGTGAGGTGGAAGTAAATATGTTTGTAGCCAAGACTTATGGATTATGCTGAGAGTTTTAGGAGAATTGAATGATGAAATCGCCATGGTTTGAGTATGAGTCTTTACTTGCTGCATGGATGAAATTGTTTTCCAACGATAATCTTCAATTCACAAATGGCTACACCGCTATACCTGGGTTTCCAACAAATGGATTTCGTGCAGATGGATTACTAACAGATGGAAAAGTTGTTATTGCTTTGGAAATTGAAGTGAAACAAACTCATCCGGACACCAATGTTGGCAAATATTGGCTTCTCGATAAATACAAGTCATACAATAAAGTAATTCTTTTCCACGTATATACTCCGCCCTACAACTCATATCCTTGGCGTATGGAGCTAGCACAATTCTATGCGGATAAAATGTCTCAAGAGTTACCATTTGAATATCACCTAATTGATCAACGTACCGCAGAAAGTGTAGACCTTGCTTTTCAAGAGCTGACTCAGATACTGAGAATGGCAATACATAACGAGTTCACGAATTGAGCTTCTAACAAGATCTTCAAAACGATCAAAAACGCACGTTTGCGATCCCGACGCTTCTCTAAATCCCCAATCTAAAACAGCCCTGAGTTCAGTTCCCATCAGGGCTGTGGTGCAATAACCCTACCTAATTATTTTGCGTCTCTGATTGCGCAAAATTGCAGTGCTGAATTTTGGTGCGGAGGGAGGGGTGAGTCCGAATCAGGCCTGAGCGCCCTTCCCCGCCATCATTTTTCCAGCCTGCTGCCTTCTTTGATTTGTTTGAGATGAAGTGAGAGCTTTCATGTGGGAACGACAGTACGAGCGCGGGCGATGGAACGGGCATCAGCTCAACATCCTGGCGACCGCCATTGATGGCGGCCAGCGCTTGCACGTCAGCGAAATTCCCTACGCCGAGCTGCCCAACATCCGTGTGATGGGCAGTAAGTCCCGCACCATCAAACTCGATGTCGTCTTTGTCGGCGCCGACTCGCTGGCCGATGCCAACGCATTCATTGCTAACCTGGAGTCATCCCCGGCCGGAGAGCTGGAGCACCCGTGGCTGGGCGAACTGACGCTGGTATTCGACACCTTTTCCCAAAGCATCAGCACCAAGCGCGGCGTGGTCACACTCAGCCTGAGCTTTGTCCGTGCCGGCACGCAGCCGACCATCAACACGTCAGCGACCGTACGGGTGAAGCTACAGGCCAGCGCGGTGGAAAGTGTCTCAGCGCAGTCGTTCGCCCGAGATGTGAAAAGCCTCAACGTGGCCGACATCAACCAGACGCAGAACGATTTCACTCAGTCACTCAACGTGTTGGTGGACATCACCCACCGTCTGAACCTCGCCGATGACAAGCTGCAAAGCATCAACTCAGCCATCAACGAAGCGTTTGGTGCCATCAGCAGCATCAGCAGTGCGCCGGATAAGTTCGCCACGCTGCTGAGCACCGCGGTTGATCGCGTCGCTGAGGGCGTTCAGTCTGAGCCTGACTCCGACAGTGAGGCCGTCGACAACGCCCGCACCGCGCAGCAACTGATGTTGGGTCAGGTCAAAGAGGACGCCGTTACCCCTCATCACAACATCCAGATGGTGACCGGAGCCGTGAAGGTCAGCAAAGATGTCACCCGTCTGGAGAAGCAGGACCAGTTTGATATCACCGCCGTGAGCAAACAGCCAGACATCATTCAAAGCGACCTCGCTGCGCTGATTGACGGCATTGATGCGCGCGTGCGTGAAACGACAAGCGTCTCAACGGTTGAGAGCTTAGACATCTTCGATGCATTGGTGGCGCTGAAAGGCGGCATTCAGACGCAGCATGACAAAGTCATCAAAGGCACCGCGGCGCACCGTGTGATTGAGCAGCCGCGCAGCAAACCCGCCCTGACCATCGCGCACGACCAGTACACGGCAGAGCCGATCGTTACCGCAATGAATGCGTTGCAGCACCCATTGTTCCTGCGTGGTGACATTGCCGTGAGGAATCCGCAATGAGCCAGCTTACGATGCACATCAATGGCGCGCAGACTGCGTTTTACTCCGCTGAGCTCAGCTACTCTCTCGAGCAGCTCGCGCACACCTTTCGCTGCAAAGTGCCGGTGATGGCCATTGACCAGCCACTGTCAGTCAGCTTCTACCTCGGCGGTCAGCTTATCCTGAAAGGACAAATTGACCAGGTTGAGTCCGCCACCGATTCAGGCAGCCGCTCAGTCACCATCACTGGCCGCTCCGTCAGTGCCAACATGATTGACTCGCGCATCACCATGGATGCGCTTTACGACCAGCCGATGGATAAATTACTGCGCCGTCTGGCCGCGCCGTTTGGCTTACGGGTAGAGAGTCTGGTCTCCGCATTGAAGGCCGTACCGGAGTTTCAGATCAACGCAGAGTCACCGGTGGAAAACATCGCGCAGCTGATTCGAGAGCAAGGCTTGGCGCTGATTGAACGCAATGGCGTGCTGACGATTGAGAGCACCGCGCACAGCATCATTCAGGGTATCGGGCTTGAAGTCGGCAACAACATCGAACGCCTTGAGATTGCCCGTCAGTTCCATACCCGCTTTCACCGCACCGAAGTTCAAGGCGCGTGGGACGATGCCAGCGCGGTGGTCACCGCGGCCGATGTCGATGCTTCGCGCACGCGGGTGATTATCTGCGATCAGTTACAGTCCGCCGACGCGTGTTTGTCCCGCGCTCGGTATGAGCACAACCTTGCGATCGCGCAGAGCCTGACGGCCTCAGCAAGCATTGCCGGACTGTTCCCGGCGCTTGCCATCGACGGACTCAACCGGGTCATCCGGGTTATCGACCAGACGCAGCAGTTCAGCGAAATGCTGGTCATCAAAGCGTTGAGTCTGTCCGTCTCGGAAAGCGCACAAACTACCTCGATGACACTGTTCCGGCCATTCAGGGAGCAAAGCGATGTCTGACACACTGCTGGCTCGTTTGATGAGCCGGATTAAGAATCTGGTTGGCACCGGCACGGTCACAGGAGCAGAGACGCAGTGGCTACAGATTAAAACTGCCACGGGCCGTACCAACGATCGCATCCGCCGCGTGCACAACTACGGCTTTATGAGCCGTCCGTTGGTGGGCGCCAAAACCTACAACCTGTTTATCGGGGGCGTTACCGCGCGCGGTATCACCGTCAATGTGGAAGACGAACGTTACCAGATGGCGCTGCAGCCGGGAGAGGTCGCCATGCTCGATGACAAGGGGAATCTGGTTCACTTCACCGCAGACGGTATCAAGGTGAACACTAAGGCAAAACTGGACATCACGGCCGCAGGCGATGTCAGCGTTACAGCGCCCAAAGTAGATGTCACCGCGCCCCAAGTTTCGTTCTCCGGCAATGTGGACATCGGGGGAAACCTCAACGTCGCGGGCAACGTTGGCGGCAGCTCCGGCAAGTTTGCGGGCGTTACCGTCGAAACCCACACTCACGACTATTTGGACGACAACAACCAACGCACTTCTGACGGGCCAAACAAATCATGAACTATTTCCGCTTAAGCGCAGTCACTGCACCGATGCACTCCGAGGAAGGTATGACACACGCCGTCTGGCAGAGCATTTACAACCACAGCGAGTCGACACAGAACGACCGCGCGCGAATGGCCGAAGACGAACGCGGCGGCAACTGGAGCGACGAACTGCTGACCATCGTAGGCTCACGCGACTGGACCCTTCGCCGCGATAAGCTCACCCCGCAGGCGCTCGTCATGGCCAAACGCTTTTATGAAGACGCGTTAGCCTGGCTCATCACCGACGGCCACGCCAAAGCCGTGACAGTTTCCGTATGGGAAGCGAAACCCAATCAGATGGGGCGTGATGTGATCATTACCCTCACCGACGACACCACGTTCAAGGTCACACTATGAGTACACAACGCAGCCTGCAGACACTTATCGATCGCGCCAAATCGACACTGATGGCGAAAACCGGGCAGAACACACCGGCGATCGATGCCATCGCGTGCGCGATTGCGGGCGTGAGTTACGGTCAGTACGGCTATCAGGATTTGCTGTTTCGCCAGCTTCACCCGGAAACCTGCTCTGAAGCCTGGCTTTATCTGCATGCCAATCGTCATGACACGCCGCGCCTGCTGCCCACGTTTGCATCTGGTACCGTCCGGTTTACTCAGCATGGTGGCGTGGTAGTCATCCCCAAAGCAACCTTGCTGACTGATGCCGCCGGCAATGAGTACGAGACCACCAAAGAGCAATACAGTGACGTGCCGATCAGCGTGATTGCGCGCGTGTCCGGCAGTGCCAGCAATCTGCCAGCCGGAAACATTCTGACCCTGTCCGAAGGCTTAGGCGGTATCGACCCGACTCAGATTCAGAGCCTTGGCATTGAAGGCGGCGCCGACATCGAAACTCTCGAACACTGGCGCGCCCGAGTGATTGTGGCCTACGAGAAAAACGACCTGATCGGCAAAGCGGAAGATTATGAAGCCTGGGCAACGTCAGCGCATGCCGATGTCGACTTTGCCTGGGCACTGGATAACACCCCGGAGCGCGGCATGGTGGAAGTGTATATCGGCCGTCGCACCGCTGACCCGACACTGAGCAGCGAAGTGATCAGCCTTGTTCAGGAAACCTTCGAAGCGCATCGTCTGGCAGGTTGTCATCCCATCGCCTTACTGCCTGAACATGTTCTGCTGAACATTGAGATTCAGGGCATTGAAGACCAATCAGTTCGTGATGATGTCGTCACTGCGCTGCAGAGCCTGGTACAAAGCAAAATGGGCAAAATCAACGCCGCGACGGGCAATCCGGAATCCGTCACACCCACAGAAATTGTGCTGACGGTGTCGAATGTCACCACCAACTTCATTGTGAAATCGCCAACCGATGAAGTGACGATTCAGAGCCATCAGATTCATGTATTAGGAGACGTGACATGGACACCTCCAGCGTAATCATCGATTACAGCGCCGAAGATTTTGCGCAGGCTATCCGAGCCCTGTTGCCCAAAGGGCAATACTGGCAGGAAGCCGACAACCCGGAGCTGACCCACCTCATTGAGGCGATGGCCACCGACTTCAAAGCGACGCACGATGACATCGAATTGTCCCTGCTGACCGACTTTAAGGAAGCGTTGTTCGGCTGGAAAATCAGCGACTATCAGGCGCTGCTGACAGAGAATGGCGGTGTTGGCCGGGTGTATGACGATAAGGCAACCCCGAACCTGATTGAGATCGACCTGTACTCCTATGACAACAATGCCGCGTTTGCTGCCTTTGAAGAAAAGCGCTTACCACACACCGAGTTTCACTGGCTCTATCCGCTTGAGGCGCAAGCCTGCATAGTCGAAACCACGACACTGACCATGAAGCCAGAGTTCAGTTTACAGCTCGCGATTTCTGGCACCGCTGAAATCTTTTGCTCCACCGCCATTAGTTGGCAACTCGAACTAGGAGAGACCGAATGAGCACACTCCAAGCTATCCCAACTCAGCACGGGATAGACATTTTAAACAGTGAGCTAAGCGATACTGTCACTCAGTATCGGCTCGTTGGTGAGTTAACCCATGACGCCCTCAATGAATCACTGTATGGATTCCATGAAGACACGATAGAAACCAGTTACTACGATGAGAATGGCGTACTCACCTTCATCATAAACCTGCCCATCGATCAGCATTTTGATGAGTACTTGCACCGCATCGATGTGTTGGATGCCAACGACCAAACTGTGATCGAGTGTGAGACTCCCAAAATCGCACTGCCAAAAGGTATCGGCGGCATGGTGACGTTGAAAGCAGCGATCACCGGTGAGCCGGGTGATGTCGTCTTCAAACATGGCGAGTATATGACAGAGACCGAGTTGGTTGAGGTACATTTGCATAAATACTCACGATCATCTGTTACTCAGTTCCTACCCTATGACCCAAACCGTATCTACCAATGTGGAGAAGTTTGCTACACGGTGACAGACGGAAAAGTCAGTTATTGGGAGTGGTACTCAAACGTTGAATCACTAGCAGGAAAAAATCCTTTAGATATGACCAATCGCCAAGCAGGTTGGATTGACGATACAAAACCATTCTACTGGACGCCATACAAGAAAGCGCGCAGCGGTACGCCGCTTTGGCCATGGATGAGTATGTCATTCCCAGAAGGTACTCTAAACGTAACGGGAAACTCTGTACCTGCAGCTGTTTTCTGGCGATTAGCTTCGGCATTTCCAGAGTTAGTTAATAGTACAACTGGAATGATAGATTTCCCTGATACTGGTGGGGAATTTTTCCGGGTCTTAGACCAAGGCCGTGGTATCGATATTGATCGTCATTTTTCAAGCTTTCAATCTTTTGAAATGCAGTCCCACGATCATAGTCAAGGAGCCATGGTTAAACTCGGTTCTTCAGGCGTCGGATCAGGTTTTTTGGCTGAGGGCGGAACGATCAATGATGGTTCAACTAATTCCAATGAAAAAGTGAACAAGACGGGTGGCATTGAAACCCGTCCTCGCAACTTAGCGTTTCCGATCTTAGTAGAGGTGTAACGAATGAAATATTGGACAGTAAACAAAGAAACCAATGAAATTATTGGGGCTGGAGACATTGACAAATGGAACATGCCTCGTAACGTGTTGTTGGAGGAGCCGCTACCTGCAAAAAAAGGGTTTGCAGTAATCGCCAACGCTGATTTAAGTGGCACTGAATACATGGTCGATTTTCGAGGGAAAACCATCTATAGCAAGCCTGACCCATTGCAAAGCAAACAAGTCGAACGACTTGGTGAAATTGAAGATAGCTGGACACTCAAAAAGCCCGAAACCAGTTTTGACGTATGGAATGAAGCGCTGGACAACTGGCAAACGGATTTGCAGGCACAGTACGAAGCTGAAGTGCAGAGGGTCACTAACATCCGTGAAAGCCTCTATGCGCAGATTGTGGACCGCTTGAACAATGAAGCGAAAATGATTCGCCGTGTTGAAGGCAACGAAGCCAAAGCCGCGAATTATGAAGCTCAGGCTGATGCTGCTTATCTGAAAATTCGGGCCGACAATCCTTGGCCAATTGTCCCAACAGCCGAATAAGAAAAACTTACGCTGACGCCATATGACCGATGGCTACACAGTATTCTGTCTCACCCTCAGACTGCGAACTGTGTAGCCCTCAGAAGAATCACTCACTCTCTTTTGCGAACGTCAGTGCACTATCCCAAGTAATGCCCTGTTTAATCACTTTCGCAGGTGAACCCACAGCAATAGATTGACTCGGAATTACGTCTGATACAACAGAGCGAGCGCCAATGACGGAACCACTACCGATTTTCGCTCCCTTTAGTACCATTGCATCTTGGCCTAGCCAAACATGCTCTTCGAGAAGAATGTCTTTGGCAGGGTTAATACGCTGCCCATGTTCCAAAATATCGTGACCATCACTGGTAAGTATGGTGACACCTTTGGCGAGCAACGAATTTGCCCCGATTCTTAATGTAGTGCCCTTCTCCTGACAAGAAATTTTGCCCTCTCCAGTGTTACGCGTATCTTTACCTATGATAAGGGTGCAATCTTCGCCTAACACTTCAATTAACAGGTTTTGGAGCTGACAGCCTTTCTCAATCGGTGTTTTTCAAGTTAGTTGTCATCATTTGCTTAGATATTAAGCAGCATCTTTTTCTGGATTTAAATGCACTTCACCAA